CCAAGCTAGAAATCAAAGCCCGAAACGGACAGATGAGTTTAGTCGGGTAAGGAGGCTTACATGGTTCTAGAATTATTTGGAACTGAATTTAAAGATAAACTCTTTGAAGAGCTGGTTTCACTCAACATCAAAGCTATGGAAGAAGCTAAGCGCAGATCAAGCAGACATATTACATGGGTGCCGATCAAACAGCTACAGGAAGCAACCGGATGGGGTAGAACTAAACTAGAAGAATGGAGAGACCAAGGGAAATTCCAATTCCAACAGTCCGGAAAGGGCGGGAAGTATCTCTACAATTTGGAAGATGTTCAGCGATTCTGTCGAACACTACAAAAATAAAAAGCACCCTTTGAAAAAGGCGCTTTGAAAGAACTATAACTTAATTATAACATAGGAATTATTTTTAGAAAAGAACATTGGAGGAATTAACATGTTAGCAGAAATTTTAGTCGGAGTATTAATCATCGTGGTCCTATTTCAAATGATCATCATCAGCGCAATCAGTGAACGATGCAAAGAGTCAAAACGTGAACTCAAAAAAATGATTGAAGAACAACAACGCATCCAAGAAGCACGGGAAGCAATGCGCTTCGGTTATCGCAGATAGGAGTTAGTTATGGCAGAAAATAATACAATCCTGCCTCACGATATTCTTGCTGAACAAGCCGTAATCGGATCAGTATTTGTCGATCCAGATAAGATCCTCATTGCTTCTGAATACCTCACAAAAGAAAGTTTTTACAAACTATCACATGGCATCGTCTTTGAAATCATGGAAGGTTTGGCAGACAAAGGAGAACCAATTGACCCCGTATCAGTTAAATCAGCACTTGATTCAATAGGCGAATTTGAAAGGATTGGTGGAATGGCATTTTTAGCCAGTCTCATCAATGCTGTACCAACCAGTGCTCACATTGAGCATTATGCCAAGGTTGTAGCTGAAAAAGCGAGAGCACGAAAGGTTATTGAAGATCTCAATCAAACGATAGCTAACGTATATGATGGTCAATCAGATCTAAATGACATACTCGTTCAGACTGAGCAAGCATTATCAAATATAGCAAATGACAAGCAGACTGGATTTCGTCCAATCATCGATGTCATTGATTCCACACAGTCAATTATTGACGAGCGATCACAGCGTGTCGGTGATGTAACAGGTACACCAACAGGTTTCACAGACTTTGACAATATAACGACTGGTCTACATACTGACAATCTGATTATCCTTGCAGCACGACCAGCGATGGGAAAAACAGCTTTTGCTCTTAATATCGCCCAAAATGTGGCAACAAGAGCTGGGAAACCAGTGGCAATTTTCTCTCTCGAAATGGGGGCAGAGAGTCTTGTAGAGCGTATGCTGTCAGCCGAAGGCTTGATTCCATCATATCATGTCAGAACAGGGAATCTCTCTGAAAGCGAATGGCGCAGGATGATCATGGCACAAGAGCAACTTGCAAAAGGAAAAATCTATATTGACGATACAGCAGGAATTCAGATTGCTGAAATTCGATCTAGAGCTAAGCGATTGTCTCAAGAGACTGGTGGCCTTGGATTGATTGTAATTGACTATCTTCAACTAATTACTGGTAGAGGAAGAGAAAATCGGCAACAGGAAGTGTCTGAGATTTCAAGGCAATTAAAAATATTAGCCAAGGAATTGAAAGTTCCAGTAATTGCATTGAGTCAACTTTCTCGTGGGGTTGAACAGCGAAATGACAAAAGACCCGTTCTATCAGATTTGAGAGAGTCAGGATCGATTGAGCAAGATGCTGATATAGTCGCATTTCTCTATCGAGAAGCTTACTACAATCGTGAGGAGCAGGAGGAACCTGATAATGTTACAGAATTAATTCTTGAGAAAAATAGACATGGCAGTCTAGGAACGGTCAAGCTGTTTTTCCACAAGGAATATGCAAAATTTTCGAATGCGGAGGCTTAATATGGTAACTGAAAATCGGAGGTACTATTGGCTACAATTGAAAGACGATTTTTTTAACTCGAAGGAAATGAAGCTCATGAGGAAGCTTCCAGGTGGGGAAGAAATCACAATCATCTACCTGAAAATGATGCTTGCAAGTTTAGCAGAACAAGGGAAACTATATTTTGAGGGATTGGCAGAGGATCTAGCTGAAGAACTTTCTCTCTTAATAGATGAAGATCCAGAAGCAATCAGATTGACACTGATGTTTTTAACGAAAAAGAAATTATTGACTACATCAGATAATTACCAGTTTAATCTAGAGCAAGTTCCAGAAATGGTAGGAAGTGAGACAGCAAGTACCCGTAGGTCTCGCAAGCATCGAGAGAATCAAAAAGCGTTGCAATGCAACACCGATGCAACAAAAGGCAACGGAGATATAGATATAGATATAGATATAGATATAGATAAGGAGCAAAAAGCTCAATCTGATGTCTATGACGAAATTATCAAATATCTAAACGACAAAACAGGATCTCATTTTAAACCTACTAGCAAATCAACTCAAAGACTCATAAATGGTCGTTTAAGTGAGAATTACTCAATAGATGACTTTAAGCATGTCATTGATGTAAAAAGCCTTGAATGGAAGAATGACTCCAAGATGTCCAAGTATTTAACTCCAGACACGTTGTTTAATGCTACTAAGTTTGAAAAGTACTTAAACCAAAAGATGCCTTCGAGTGCATCAAGTCAACAACAAGATGAAAGGTTGGGATTTTAATGTATCAGGATTATACAGTAGATTCTACCAGCGAACCTAAAATATGTAATAAGCATGGATCCAAGATGATCAATGCAAAAGTCACGATTAATGGATCCCAGCAATCGCTCGACATTTGTCCAGAATGCGAAAAAGAAGGAATCAATGAGTTACAGGAACATTTAAAGCAAGAAGCAACTATCCAGTCCGTTTTAGCGAATACATACAAAGTATTTAATCGTGAGAGCATCTATTCCAAGGAATTGGAAGACAAAACACTTGATAATTACGATGCTGGAAATAAATTGTGTGAGCAAGCTTTGAATTTTTCAAAAAGGATGTTACGAGATTATCTGAAGTACGAAAAAGGAAATGTAATTCTGAGCGGTCCTCCAGGAGTTGGTAAGAGCCATCTATCTATTGGAATAGCCAAAGCATTAAATGAAAAATTCAAAGAATGCAAGCAACCAAAGAGTGTGCTATTCATTTCGACTTCTGCTCTCTTTTCAAAGATTGAAGAAAGCTTCAATGGTCGAGGAGATTTCACAGAAAGCTATGCGGTGAATCTGCTGAGCAATGTTGATTTTCTTTTCTTTGACGATTTGGGAAAAGAAAGTAGCATGAGTGGGAATCTCAAAGAAGCGAATGAGTGGAGACAACGAGTGCTGTTTAAAATCTTTGATAATCGTCAAACAACATTTTTTAACACAAACTTATCGAGCAACAATATTAAAACAATTTACAACAAGGCCCTTGCTGACAGGATCTTTAAGGGCGCAAGCAAACATATTTTTAAATTCCCAGAGGATACAGAAAGCAGGAGATATTGATGGAAAACAAACAATTAAAAGATTTAATCGCAAAAGTTCAGCGCTGGTTTTATGACCGAAATTTGCAAACGCAAGATCCAAACAAGCAATTTTTGAAGCTGTACGAAGAAATCGGTGAATTGTCACGAGGACTAGCAGAAAATGATGAAGCCGTTACGAAAGACAGCATTGGAGACATCACCGTGGTATTGATCGGTTTGACGTTGCAATTAGGGATCAAGACAGAAGAGATCTTCTCAGAAAACAATACATTTGCATTTTCCAAGGCAGCAAAGTCAGAAGACTATTTTGTCTTGATGATGGACCAATCATTGGCAACTTATTTCAATCGACAATCATACCAACTGAAAAATGTTGTTTATGAGTTGATGCGAATTTCAGCATTGCTACATCATGACTTCGTTGAGTGCTTGAATATAGCTTACGAAGAAATCAAGGATCGAACAGGGAAATTAGTCGATGGTGTTTGGATTAAGGAGGAGCGACTAAAATGACAGAAGAAATTTTAAATAATGGTTTTGACAAAGTAAATAAACCTAATCACTACTGTGGGCAATATGGTCTGGAATCAATTGACATTATTCGCAATTTTGCTGGAGGACCAAAAGAAGTCCGGGGATTTTACTGGGGAAATGTCATCAAGTATCTTTGCCGCTATCAGAAGAAAAACGGATTGGAAGATCTAAATAAAGCAAAGAAGTATTTAGACTGGCTCATCGCAGATTTGAAGCGTGAGGATCTTGAAAAGACAGCGATTGTTAAGCAGGAGTGAAAGTTATGAGACATTACACAAAAAATCAAATGGATCACTTTCGCCAGCAACTACAATTGTTGATTTTAGGGAAAGGTCTCACCCGAAAAGAACTCTCTAGAAATCTTTATCGTGGCGAACAGACAATACAAGAGTGGATCACGAAAGACGATATCAGTCCAAATCATGTACAAGAATTGTGCGAGTATTTCGGCATTGAGGAAAAAACTTTGATGGGTGATCCGGAAATACTTGCCGATTATAAGCTATATGATCGTGATAAGTATATCTGTACAGGGAATTTAAAAGAATTGAGCAGAATCACTGGAAAAGATAGTGCATTACTCAAATATTACATCCACTTAAATGAACAAGGACGAAATGCAGGACATCTAAAATTAGAAAGGGTAATCGAAGATGAAACGTAAAATCGACTGGCTAATCATCAACTTGGTATTACTAGCAGGAATTACATTAGTGATTACTATCAATCTCAACTCCAGATTGGTTGAACAAGAAAACAAAATCAAAGATATACAGTGGACTGTCCAGGAACACGAACTAAGTATTCAAAGGTTGGCGGAACAAAACACTGCACAAGAGGTAATCCTAAACAAATTAAATCGGGAGTACCAAGCGCAGGAACGTAAAAAGGCAGAAGCAGCTAAGGAAGCTGCTGAAATGAATAATGTAGGAGGATAATAATGATCAACAATGTGACTCTTATTGGTCGATTAACCAGAGATGCAGAACTACGCTACACACCAAGCAATATCGCAACAGCTCAATTTAATGTCGCATGCAATCGAAATTTCAAAAATGCAAGTGGTGAATATGATGCAGATTTCATCAACTGTGTGATGTGGAGAGAGCAAGCGGAAAGATTTTGTAATTGGACCAAAAAAGGAATGTTGGTTGGAATTACAGGAAGAATCCAGACTCGAAGCTATGAAGGAAATGACGGGAAACGTGTATATGTGACTGAAGTTGTCGCAGAAAATTTCCAAGTTTTGGAAAAACGTGATAACACTGCCAACCAGAACAGTATGACTGAACAGATGCCACCTAACTATGCAAATCCGATGGATATTGATGAAAGTGATTTGCCATTCTAGAAATGCAAAAGTAAAGGGTGAGATATGATGGATTTAGATAAAAAAATGATTGGGAAACAATTTGGATGGTTAACTGTAATCGAACGTGCAGATTCTGCAAACGGAAGAAAAAGATATTTATGTCGATGCAAATGCGGAAAAGAAGTTATTAAAATCGGAAAATATTTGAGAAATGGAGCAACCACAAGTTGTGGTTGTGTTAGATCTAAAAAGTTTCGGGGGATTAATTCTCGGACATATAAAGATTTAACAGGTAAGGTTTTTGGAAAACTAACCGTAATCAACGTTATAAGCTTTGAAAAAGGTCGTGCGAACTTTTTGTGCAAATGCGAATGTGGAAATATGACCATTGTTAATTCAGGTAATTTGCAAAGCGGAGTCACAAAAAGTTGCGGATGTTTACGTACAATCCCGTGTGTTTCAGAAGGTTCGATAGCTCCATTGTTAGAGTATTCAGAGAAATCACTAAACATTGAACAAGGTACGAGCGTTTTTGCTTTGATAAGAAAAAGCACTACAAATACAAGTGGTCGTAAAGGAGTGTCTTTTGATAGAAAAAGAGGGAAGTGGATCGGTTCCCTATGTTTTAAAGGTAAAAAGTATAAAAAAAGGTTTGATACAAAAGAAGAAGCGGTCAGATATAGGGAAACGCTAGAAAAGGAACTTTTCAAGCCCGTCTTAGAAAAAGCTTATAAGATGGGAGTGCTAGATAAAAATTATAATTATTTGTCATTCTAAAAACAAAAGGAAAACTAATGTGAGGGGGATTATTCCCCCTTGATGAGGAGAAAGAAAATGAATTTAAGTGATTTTATAGAAGGGTGCGAAAGAATATCTAATTTTACGAACAAGGTCGATATTCATAATCTTATCAGTGATCTTAAAAAAATAAACGAATCACAAAAAGTAAAAGTTCCTAATTTTATAGGTGATTGGATTTTCAAGGCTCAATTGGTAGATAGACGTAGCATACGTTCTGCATTAGAGACAGCCACGATCAGGCTTTATGCCAAAAATAGCGATGAGGTTATCGCTTGGTTAAAAGACATAAGCAATCAAGACACCTTTGCCAGAGCTTGGGCAAATGATTACACAGTCGAAGAAGAACCGAAGTACACAGTTAAGTTTAAAGCTACCAAACAATACCTTGCCAATGATGAACTAGGTATACATTTCGATCCAAGTTTTAGATCTAATTTTAAAAAATCTGATCTTGAAAAATTAGGTTTAGGTTGGGTGTTCGATTGCGAAGGTATGGAAGTTGAGAAGGTGGGAAAATGAATAAACAGGAGTTGATTGAGAAATACGAAAAGCTTGAAGGTGTATGTAAGGATCCAGGAGCAGAAATCGCTCGTCTAATTTTTTTAGAAGATTTACAGGAATTAGACGAACCACAGAAAGTCACAGTACCGCAGTTTGTTGCTGATTGGATCACTAAGGCAAAAACAGAAGGACTCAAACGAAAAAACAGTCTTGGTTCGTATGAAGAACTATTTCCTTCAGATAGTGCGTACAGTGCTATGTTTTCAATTTTCATTAAAGGATTTGCAATAGGTGAAGTTAGAAATTGGGTTGCTGAGAATACAGACACTTTTGCTCTCGCTTGGATTAATGGCTACGAGGTCGAGAAAGAGAAGCGGTATACGGTAAAGATGAGAGCAACAAAACAACCGCTATTTTATAATAATATGTACGAGAAAATATTTTTTTCTTTGGGGGATTTAGCTACTCGATTTAAACGTAAAGAGCTAGAAGAATCCGGGTTTGGTTGGGTGTTCGATTGCCCGGGTGTTGAGATTGAGGAGGTGGAAGAATGATTCCAAAGTATAGAGCGTGGTATGTGCTAGCGGAAGAAATGATCAATGAAATACTGATGATTTCATTTGTCAGAAAGGAGATTATCGGGAAGTTCAGTGATGGCTCTACATCAGTTCCATTAAAATTTGAAGATAAGAGAAACGGAGAAGATGTTATCCTCATGCAATCAACAGGCCTCAAAGATAAGAATGGCAAGGAAATCTTCGAGGGGGATATTATTACAAACGGTCAAAATGTTATGTGCATGAAAAAACGTAACACGCTAGGTTTTTACATAGAGGAAAAAGAAAAGGTTGAATTTATTGCAGACTGTGCAGATTTAGAAGAGTTTGAAGCGGATGCAAAAGAGGTTGCAGATAACATTGAAATCATCGGCAACATTTACAAAAATCCCGAATTGTTGGAGGTAACAGAATGAGTTATGATTTGGAAATATTAGCGAAAATAGAAAATGGAGATTATATTTGCATTGCCGAACCTAAATATAGTTCTCCAACCTACAATCTTGGAAGAATGTTCAGAGTTGCCATGAATTGGGATTTTAATCAAAACACAACATACAATGTTGCTGACATTTTAGATAATATCTCCCGTGGTATATCTGAGTTAGAACGGTATCCAGAGAAGTATACTCAGTATGAACCTGAAAACAAATGGGGGACAGTCAGCGGAGCATTGGAAGCTTTGAAGTCGTTGAAAGAGTGTGTTTTAGAACAGGATATTGATACGAAATATTTATATATGAGGTGGTAATATGACACGACCAAACAGATATCCATACACAAAAAGTCAGTGGGAAGAAGAAACAACACTAGTATGTTTTGGTGATAATACTAGTTTTAAATTAAGAGTGGAGCGAAATAGAATCACAAACGAGGTGAAAGAATGAAAGATTTATTGTTTTGGGGAATGATTGTAATTTCGTCGTTAGTGATTGGTATGTCAATTTATATCTTGATTGTGCAAGCCTATCTTAATAAGGCGATGATAGACAAATTCAATGAGCAAAAAAGAGAATTGAGAAGAGCGTTCGGTTGGGAAGAATACAACTGGGCAGAAAATTTCGGAGATTTCGCACGGAAAGTAGATAAACTCATTGAGTTTAAAAAAGAAATCGAACGGCTTGAAGTTATTAAAAAAGCGATCGAAGTACAGAAACTTTCAGACTTAAACCGTAGGAAAGAACAGGTTGAGTGGGAAATTAAGAAACTTGAGGAGAAATGATGGACCTACAAAACTTTATATATTTACTATTTGCAGCAGTCTGGCTCTCTGGGCTGATCTGGGCTAGTGTGATTGCGTTTAAGAGTAGAAAGGAGAAATGATGAGTTTGGATAATGTACATATACCAATGCGAGCGAACAGAATTCTATCTATTAGCCAAATAAATGGCAAGCTAGAGATAGCTATACTTGGGGAAGAGTTTTTTGAAACCGATTCATACTTTGAAGATCTGCACGATGCAGTGCTGCCATTTGACAATATAAGAGATTTAAAGCGTATTATTGATCATATCATCGATATGGAGGACAATAAATGAGGGTATATGTTGTTAGGAAATACCATGGACGCTCAAGTTGGATCGATCCTAAACACTTAGCAAAATATATTGAGAAAGAATTTGAAGATAGACATGACGCACTTGCTTACCGTGAAAGCTTGGGCTTGCAAGGAATTGTGGAAGTCTACACAAAAGAGGTAGATGAATGAATTTAAGAAGCAGGTATGGGTATTTAATACTAGCTCTGAAGCAGTATCCGTTTGAAAAAGAAATCAAGGAACGTATCGAAGAAATTGAAGTACCTTGGAAACCAACCGATCCAAATACAGGGATCAAGAGTAATAAGGTAATGACACCGAAAGCGCTGGCCGATATCATCAAAAAAGAATCGGATCCAGAACTGCATCGTCTCGAATTACTTCGAGAAGCAATCAGCACTATCAAGATTTTAACACCAGAAAAACAATGGGCTGCAATCAAGGAAGTATACATCGATGGAACTCTAACCGTGGAAGGAGCATCGATTAAATACTTACATTGCAGTAAGTCGCTGGCCTACAAGGAAGTGATCGAGCCATTCTTTAGTGGGCTTGAAAAGAAAATCTATGAACTATCTGTGAACACTAAGATTAATATTAATTTGGAAAAAAGTTAAAAATACAGTCGAAAGTGTGGAAAAAATTAAAAAACAAGGTGGTAAAATTATATTATCGGGTAAAACCGAGTGGAAGTCTCCTTATAGAAAATCGGTTGAGGATTAGCTTAATTTGGACAAGAGCACTAGATTTTTAATCTAGAGACACAGGTTCGAATCCTGTATTCTCAATAAGTGTAAGTCAGCAATGCTGGCTTTTTATTTTACCTTGAAAGGAGGTGAGTCAATGAACATTGTGGACCCAATCAGGGATAAGGATGATATCCAAGCTATGAAGGAATATCTGCGAGAATGGAACGAGCGGAACTACTTGCTCTTTTTATTTGGCATCAATTCCGGATTACGAGTGGGCGACATTCTTAAGATACGAGTAAAGGATGTACAAGGTTGGTATATAAAAATCAAAGAGCAGAAGACTGGCAAAAGGAAACAGCTCAAGATGACAAAAACTTTGAAAAAAGAAGTCAGAGAGTACATCAAAGATATGCCACTGCATCATTATCTGTTTCAAAGTCGCATCGGGAAAAACAAACCGCTGGACAGGCGGACAGTCGATTGGATATTGAAGACCGCAGCTATCGAGTGTGGGATCGAGAACATTGGTACCCATTCGATGAGAAAAACATTTGGCTATCATTACTATAAAAAGACTAAAGACGTGGCAATGCTCATGGATCTATTTAATCATTCATCTCCTGCAATTACGCTGAGATATATTGGGATTAGACAGGATCAACGAGATAAAGCCATGTCTAATTTTGATTTGTAGTTATCAATTAGACACAACGAGTAAAACGCTAATTAGTTTCATTAGTTACCTGCTATTCATTTATTTTATTGGCTTTTTAATGCTGGGCTGAATCAGACAGAATATAAGATATGTCTAATTCAAGAGAGAAAAACAACATAGTTTTCAGAAATAATATAATGAATTTCAGAAATAGATAATTGAAAGTATGAAATGTTACAGAGGATTTAAGAATTGAAAGTAGATGTTTCGACAAGAGAAAGTCGTAGAGAGTTTTATCTTTCAAGATCATGGAGACAACTGAGACTCGAAGCAATGAGTCGAGATCACTTTGAATGTGTTTGGTGTCGAGATGCGGGCAAAGTGACGACAGACAATCTCGAAGTCGATCACATCAAGGAGCTAGAATATTATCCAGAGTTTGCTTTAGATATAGACAATCTTCGTACTCTATGCAAGGAGTGTCATAATAAGCGACATCATCGCTTTCAATTTCGCAAATCATCCAAACTGCAAAATAAAAATTTTCGTTCGGACGAATGGTGGGGATGAAAATTTAAAATTTTGAAAAATTCAAAGACCCCCCGGTCGAAAAAAATCG